TGACCAGCTTGAAGGAGTGGGCCATCACGAAGCCCTCACGCTGCTCAATACATCCCGATAGGTGCAAATCCACGTCTACATCGCGATAGATGTCGTAGAGATGATAACGGCGCGGAGAATCCACATTGATGGCCATCTGCCACGCCCCGCGCCAGTCGCCCAGATCCTTACGGGTGAGAGCGTCGGTGGAGCGTCGCAAGGCGATAACCGCCTTTTTTGCCTTTTCACGGTCGGCAGTCTTGGCAAGATTAAGGCTGCCGTAAGGGGTTTTCAGAACATTATTCGAACGCTGTTCGAACGCCGTTCGAATGGTGTTACGGAAGCGTTCTGATAAATTGCGTAAGTCCATACTTATTTCTGCTTTAAATGATTCATTCTATATGGGGAAAAGCGTTACCAGTTGTAACGCAACGGCGGCTGATGGGCGATGAGGATGCCCAGATTCTGCACCTCATGGCCGCTCTCGTCGGTGGTGGTGGCGAGAGGCAGATCGGGCACTATCTTTCCTGCCTGCACCCCCTCAAGCCATTTCACGGCACGCTCGTAGCGCTCCTTGCGTATCTCCATGCCCATGCGCTGGCTGGAAGCCGAAAATAGATGATAGAGCGCACAGTCTACCGCATACATCACGATAAGGCGGTTGCGGTGGTCGGCAGTGCCGTCTACAGTGGCCGAGAATATGCGCTCCACATCATATTTGGGGCGCAAGTAAGACGAAAGCTCCTCTATGGCCTCCGCCTCGGCATGGGCTATCTTCTCAGGGTCGGCATCGGTGATGATGCCCATCTGCTTTTCGCCGATAACCACTTTGTAATCTTTGTCAGTGAGAAATGCCATAATTATATGTTTTTTTATTAGTTATTACCATGAACTACGCCCATAGCGCGGACGCTTAGTCACCACGGGGTGCATCGTCTGCTGACGCGTGGCACGCTGCAAGAACCATATAGCCGACTCGTCGGCATCGGGAGCATCGTCGTGCTGACGGCTGCCATGCTCAAGAGCCAATGTCTGATCGATGCCCGTCTGCATGTCGGGAGAATCTTTCTCGGCAGCGTTGTAGAACACCAGTCCGCGCTCCCATAGCGGACTTATAGCCTCTATGCGCTGCACCTTGTCGGGCTTTTTGCGCTTGTCGCCCTTGATGGGCAGCTGATAGCCACGCAAGCGCCCCTCGGCCTCAAACTCGTCGAGGATGAGATCCTGCATGAAGTTAGCCTCCATGTAGAAATAGATGGTGACGCCCTTCTGCACGCTCCATTCGTAGAGGTCGTAGAGCCAGCGCACCATGTGGGTAGTGGTGTCCTGACGCACGAACGAGCGCAAGAGATGCAGCTCGCCGCTCGCTGTCTTGCCCCACAGACGGCACGCCTTGTAGTCGTTGCTGGAAGATTTCCACGAGGGGTCGGTGTAGCACACGAGCTGCACATAATCCTTCAGCGGAAGCATCTTCTTAAACCTTATCCAGTCGGCACGGAAGATAGAGCCATCGCGGATAGGATTGTTCATAAACTCCTTGTTCCACGCACGGTAGCCCATAAACTCCGCCGTGGCCTGTGCCTCCTCCTTAGTCCATTTGTCGCGCCACACGGGATTGCCCTCGCCATCGAGAGCATCGACGCGCGAGAGATGCACCCCGCGGGAGTGAGCTATGTTGTAGAGAACAGAGTTTTTGGCAATGAGGTTGCCCACCATTATGAAGCGACCACGGCCCACGTCAAGAGTGCCGAAAAGAGCCTCCTTCACCCAGTCGGTGAGATCGCCGACGCGCTTCTCGTTCTTGCAAAGCTCGTCGTCGTCAAGGTCGTCGATCACTATGTAGTCGGGGCGCGCCTCCTTGTAGCGCAAGCCACGCGGAGACTGACCGCGACCACGGGCAAACCATGCTATGCCGCCCATAGTGACAAATTCGCCGTCCTGCCAGTCGCCCACATTCTTCTGCTCGCCGAAGTCGGCAATAATGCGTTGGTTGAATTCGAGTTCAGCCTGTAATGATGAGAGAAGAGTTTTTGCGCTGTCCTCGCTCTTACCGACGATTACGCCCACATGAATAAGCGGCTGACTCTGAAACATCAGCCACAGAGGCATGAACACATCGAAGTGGGTAGACTTGGCATGACCACGCGGCCACATAAACACGGCTTTGGTGTTGGCATGAGAGCGCACATAACGGGCTGCCTCGTTGTGGAACGGCGCGTTGTGCACCGTGCGCGACACCTCGCCCGTCACCTTGTCACGCTGAGTGAGATAGTGAGGGAAATAATACTCGCAAAAGTCGGCATACGAACTGAGAAGCCTGCTCTTGCGCCTGTCGCGCTCTGCCGGAGTCTCCTTAGAGGATAGCTCCACGCTCGTCATGCTCTGTATTTCCTCGCAATGCTGCTCCCATTTCTCGCGCCACAGATTGAATGTCTTGCTATTTACTGCCATACACCTTGATTTCTTAGTTTGTTGTTAGGATTAGAGAGAATAGTTGCCGCTTGCCATGTGCTCACCTATGAAAGTGTCCTGGTAGTGGTTGATTTTCTTCATCAGGTCGATGGTGACCTCAGGGTCGGTTTCAGAGCGGAATTGCAGCCACTTGTTGAACGCCATGAACACATCAATGGCATCGATGATGGTAGCGCCCGTCTGAAGCTGGCGTATCACCTTGGTGAGCTTCACGAGCTGATCGCTCGTCTTGGCGGCGAGCGTGACATCCTCAGAGGTATTCACCTTGTCGAGAATGTCGTTGATGGCATGCAAAATCTTGTTGATAAGCTCGGGGCGAGTGACGTTTTGCGCCGCTCGCTGCTCCTTCCATGCTCCCTGTTGGCACCACTTGCTGATGGTGACTCGCGAGACGCCCACCTTTTCGGCTATCTCGTCTTGCTGCATGTCTTTCATATAGAGAACACGCGCAAGCGTCTTTTTGTTTTCAATCTCAGTTTTTTTCATTCCAATATCAAATTATTCGTGTCACAAAAGTAATACCGAAAAGAGGCATCCCGGCAACAACCGCGCAAAGGGTTCACAGATGTGTGCTAAGATTGCACACTTTCTTTGTAGGCGGTGGAAAGCGTCGTAATATTGCAGCGTGAAACATTTCTAAAAGCTAACGAAAAATGGCAAAAAGAGTAAGAATAACTAATGACAGCATCAACAGCTACGGCACGAGGGTGCTCACGGCAGGAATGGACACTACGCAATATGAGCGCAACCCGGTGCTTCTGTATATGCACGAGAGGGGCAACGTGATAGGCTATGTGAAAGACCTGAAGAGGGAAGACGAAGGCATAACCTGTGAACTCGTGTTTGACGAAGCCACGGAGCTGAGTCGCCAGTGCAAGTATCAATGGGAATTCGGCTCGCTGAAGATGGTGAGCGTGGGCATCGACATATTGGAGATGAGCGACAAGGAAACCGACCTCATAGAAGGACAGTCACGACCTACGATAACCAAGAGCAAGCTATTCGAGGTGAGCCTCGTAGACATAGGAGCCAACGACGACGCCATAGTGCTCAAGAAAGACGGCAAGACGCTCGCTCTGGGCAAAGACGGCAAATGCGAGCTGCCGTTGCTGACAAGGAATATATCAACCCTAAAAACAGATAAAGATATGGACATGAAAGAACTTGCCCTCAAACTGGGCTTAAAGGAAGATGCCACCCACGAGGCGACATTGGCAAAGATCGACGAGCTGCTCTCACAGCAGAAGCTCGTGGAGGAATTGCAGAAGGAGAACGACACTCTCAAGGCAGCGCGCATAGAGCAGCTGGTAGACACCGCCATAAGCGAGAAGCGCATCGAGGCAGCTGGCAAGGAGCAGTTTATGAAGCTCGGCAAGAAGATAGGCGCTGAGGAGCTTACGGGCGTGCTCAAGGCAATGAACCCACGCGTGAAGCTATCGGCAGTGATAGGCCACCACGGCGGAGCGGCAACAGGCGAAGCCACAAAGGAGTGGAAGAAGCTATCAGACGTGCCTGAGAGCGAAATGCTCGCCTTGCGCGAGAATGATCCCGGCAAATATGCCGCTCTCTACAAGGCTGAATATGGTATTGAGCCGGATATTGACTAAGCGAAAAGAACAATAATAATCAACACACTAAAAATGACATAATAACTATGGCAGGCGTATTAAAAGAAATTTGGACCGGCGAAATGGTGAAGAGCCTTCGCCGCGGTTTGGACGGCTCGTGGCTCGACGGTGTGCCCGACGACTCAAGTATTGTAGAAAACGACGTGATCCACTTGGTGGACGTGGGCGTAGATCCTGACGTATTGGTGAACAACACCACATATCCTATCCCTTTGCAGGCTCTCGACGATGCCGACATCGCCATCAGCCTGGACAAATTCCAGACAAAGGCTACTCCTATCAAGGATGATGAGCTTTATGCCATCAGCTACGACAAGATAGCGAGAGTGAAGGAAAGCCACGCCAACTCTATCAACGACTCTAAGTTTAAGAAAGCGGCACATGCCCTTTGCGCCACGGAGAACACCGCCACCACACCGGTGCTCACCACCACAGGCGCGGCAGGCAGCGACAACCGCAAGGCGATGACCATCAACGACGTGATAGCTATGAAGAAGGCTATGGACAAGCTGGGAGTGCCGAGCGATCAGCGCCGACTGGTGCTCTGCTCTGACCACGTGAACGACTTGCTGGCCACAGATCAGAAGTTTCGCGAGCAGTATAACATAGACCGTGAGAACGGCGTGATAGGACGCTTGTATGGATTCGACATCTATGAGTTTGCCAACAACCCCGTCTACACCACTGCCGGCGTGAAGAAAGCCGTGGGCGCTACGGCAGAGGCGGGCGAATATCAGGCTTCGTTCGCATTCTATGTGCCACGAGTGTTTAAGGCTACAGGCTCTACCAAGATGTATTACAGCGAGGCTGTGAACAACCCTACCACTCAGCAGAACCTTATCAACTTCCGCCACTACTTCGTGGCAATGCCTAAGAAGCAGGATGCGGGCGTGGTGATGATAAGCGGCGTGAAAGCATCTTAATTAACTCCTTATTATAGAATTATAATAACTGATACCAACCAAGAGAGGCTATGGACGTGATATTACAGATACTGCAATGGGCTATCCCAGCCGGAGGTGTCGGCACGGCCATAGCCTGGCTGGTACACCGCAAGGCGATGAAAGCCCAAGACGCTAAGCAGGTGCACGACACCTACAAAGCCATGTATGAGGATATCAGCGCACTGCTGGAGAAGACGCAACGCAAATATGAGGAGACAATAGAGAAGAGCGAAGCGCTGGAGCACGAAACACAGCTCACGAGGCGCGCTCTCAACCGACTCTCGAGAGCTATTGAATCGATAGGGCAATGCCAATATAAGGAGATGTGCCCGGTGACAAAACGGCTCAAGGAATCCTCATCGGAACAACAGGAATAATGAAATAACAATTATTAAAAGCAAATAAGATTATGGCAAAATACAGAAGCGGCACCGACCTCATTCTGAGCATAGGCGGAACGGCATTGGGACACAGCGACCAATGCAAGATAGCCTACAAGGCGGAGACAGGCTCACGCAAGACAAAGGAGGCTGCCGACGGCAAGTGGGACGAGAAGTATGTGAAAAGCCTGTCGGCAAGCATCACCGCAAGCGGATTCGTATATGATGACGATGCTATGAATCTGCCGCAACTCGAAACACTATGGGCAGCAGCCGTACCGGTGGAAGCATCATGGAAGAACCGTGGCGAGGAAATTGTAAACAAAGGCATGTTTGTGATCTCTCAGCTCAACCATGACGGCAAGGCC